TAAGGAGGTTTTAACCAAAAATAAGATGGTTTATCAGACTTTTCGTATCAATGGGGAGGTTAAAAAAGGTATAAGATTGTTTACTAAATGGCAAAATGACGAGGTAAAATCTCCTTTTTAGTAAGTTTTGTAACTTAAAACTTTAATTGTAACTAGCTGTAACCTTTAAAAAAGTTACAGCTTTTTTGCTTTTAATATATTTTAAAGGCAACTAATTGTAACTATATATTATATAACCTAAAAATATATAATTATATAATACAAATAAGTATAAAATAATTTATACCATTTTCTTTTTTGCCTAAATTTCTATAGAGTTTTTAAATAAAACGCAGGTTACAAGTTACAATACTGATAATCAAATATTTAAGCAAAAACATAGATAATAATAGTTATAATTAGTTATAAATTGTTATATTTGATTATGAGGCAGGAAATAAAGGATAAAATATCAAAAAAAATGAAAAAGCAGGTTCTTAATTTTAGAACAGGAGATTTATACGATTCTCTTACTGAAGTATGCGAAAATCAAAATCTTAATTACTCTGATATGTCAAATAAGCTTTCTGGTAAAAAAAGTAACACTACTGATTTTGTTTATGCAAAAATTCAAGAAAACATTTTTACAGATAATTATAAATCAGATTCAGGGGAATTTAAAGTTTTACATGTTTTCAAAAACAAAGATTACGAATTAATGTGCTTGGTAGAACTTCCGTTCAGAAAAATAGTTATGACGAGCATAGATTCTATAAGAAAATATTTATACTCATGATACATACAGAAGCAAAGATTCAACAGAGTGATTAATTTGGTTTAATAACAATTATTGCCTTACTAAGCATAATCCAAGATGCATAATGTTTAGTGTGCCCAATGAATTAGGTGGTGAAGTTGGAGGATTGCTTAAACGATTAAGAGTACCAACAAAAATAGTAAATGAGGTTGTGGGCTTCATTATGCGTAAAATGATTAATATTGGACTTCGTAGGGGTGCATCCGATACAATTATAGTTCTTCCAGGAAAAACTATTTACGTAGAGTTTAAAACGCCGATAGGAACACAAAGCAGCGATCAATTAGAATTTGAGAATATTATAACCGGATTGGACCAGGATTATCACTTGGTAAGAAGTGTAGAGGAATTTAAAACGGTTATCGAATTTCACTATCCAATAATCAAAACAATCCAATCAACAGACTAAAAAATGGGTGATATGAAAATGTATTTTAAAGGTGATTCTGGAATTAAGAACCCTGTTGATATAAATGGTAACGAAATTAAAGAGGGCGATATCTTGACTACTGATTATGGCGATTATGAATCCTATATGCATAAGCCAATTGCAGAACATCGAAAGCACGAACCGTTTTATTTGGTCAAGAAAAATGAAAGAGGAGGATTCTTTGCCGAATCAATTAAACCATGTGGCGGCATCTTTAGAAATGATGATCATTTCTTCCTGCATGATTTTAGATTTAAGTATTGTAAGGTGGTCGTATGGTCATAAAATTGTTACAAAAGAAATGTAATTAATATTTGTAATTACAATAATTAGTTGTACATTTGAATAAGCAAAACGAAAAAATATATGAAAATCACAAACACTCAGTACCTAAAAAAAGGAATGAATACCAATGTCGGTATAGTTAAGTCCATTCAAGATAACGCATGGTTTACCACCACTGATGGATTTAGTTGGAATTGCCAAACACAAGAAGTATTTAAAATCAGTTAATATGGAAAGTATAACAATTGATCAATTAGCTTTTTATCTTCCGTACGGACTATTGGTTATGAGAAGGTATAACAATATAAAATCTGATGAGTACTTTAAAGAAAAACTTACCGGATTGACAAATAACAAAGTGATTTTAGAAGGTGAACAAGAAGATTATATTAATGTTATGCCAATTCTTAGACCCATGTCTGATGTTGGTGTATCTATTGAAACGAAAGATGGGGAAGTAAATTTCTCTTTAAAATATGATCTTGAAAAAGATATAGATGGTGATTGGTGTGATAGATCATACGCAGAGCAATGCGAATCACCATATACTATTTCTCCCATAACAGCCTTTAATTGTTGGTTATTTGAAAATCATTTTGATGTATTTGGACTGATAGAAAAAGGTTTAGCAATAAATTTAAATGATATATAATGAAAAGTAAATTAAATGAATTTTTTAATTCAAAAAGCGATGCAAATAAATTTTTAGATGCTTCTGAACAAGAGAGTTTAGAAAAAGATTTTGAAATTTATGCAAATAAACCAGGCCGCCCAAAACAGTCAGAAACAAAGCAACCTTTTAGTTTAAGGCTATCAAATGATGTTATTGATGTAATACGGTCAAAATCAAATCAAGTCGCTTATATCGAAGATTTGGTACGTAAAGACATTGTTACAAAACCGTATTGAATTAAAATGTAGATTTGTATTATGGAAAGTAAAGAATTAAGGATAGGGAATAAAATATATGGAGTTTCAGATAGAATTGAAACCGTAACTTTAATTAAAGAAAATGGGTTAATTGAAAGTTACCCCGGTTTATTTAAAGAAGCAAATAGTCCTCAAGAAGTAATGTATTGTTCAGGCATCCCCCTTTCAGAAGAAATACTTTTGAAGTGTGGGTTTAGTAAATTTCATGAGTTTAGTATGGCTGATGCAAATTATAGAATATCAACCAAAGAAAGATACTTAATGATTGAGTTATTGCATGGTAAATACATAGCAAACATATATCATCAAGTTGAAATTAAATACCTACACCAACTCCAAAACCTTTACTTCGCATTAACAGGCCAAGAACTTAACACATCGGGATTATGAAAGAATTAAAGCCAGAACAACAAGAACGACACGATAAATGGGGATGGGAATATTATTTTGAACCATCAACACGAGAAATGGAATTTAGTCAAGTCCGAACCAATATGATGAAGGATGTTAATTACGTTCCATATTGCATGACTTCTGGATGCCAAAGGTATAGTAAAACGACCATAATAGGAACGTTAAAGTGCCATAGTTGTGGGGATGTTATCACTTATCCTAAAGAATTCGTTGACAGGTTTAAAAATAAACACGGGATTTAACCAAATGATAAAGATAGAGTTTAAGGAGGCTACATTTGGGCCGTGATTTTTATACTTTATGTATGTTTGAGCACCAATTAGATATTAGCGAATTAAATCATCTTAAAGCATTTCTCAACGGTAAAGATAGTTTGTGTATTGAGCGAATAACCCCCTACATCCCAACCCAAGACCCGATGCTAGACCGCTCCGAAATCCTAAAGCAACTCGGAATAACCGAACAGGAAGATGAACTTTTCCAGCAGCAATATAAAAATGTTTAAATAATGGCAGTAGAATATACAGACGGATATGGTAACGACATGAGTCAAATCCATTTAACCAAACAAGAACAGGTTTTAAATAAACTTGCCGAAGCGTGGAATCTATTTAAGTCAATAGATAAAAAAGAAAAACACGTTTTGACGATGATGAATTTTGTAAAGCCATACATGCAGCCCAAAACATAATGTTTGCTCAAATAGTATTAAACACAAAACATGATGTGGTTGATAGATTCAAGAAAATATAAAAATGTTTAGTATATTTGGCTTAATAATACTTAATAATTTTGACAGATCAACGTAGAAAGTTTTGTGACGAATATTTAAAGTGCCTTAACGGAACAAAGGCCGCTATTGCTGCTGGCTATTCTGAAAATACAGCTACCGTACAAGCTAGTCAAATGCTTGTAGATGAGGAAGTTGTAAAATATATTGAATCACGTAGAGAGGACGCAAAGCAAATAGCTTTAGTTGATATTGCGTGGGTTCAGCAAAGAGCAAAAGATATTTCAGATCGTTGTATGCAAGTTGAACCTGTCATGATACCAGATGGTGATGGTGGATGGATGGAATCTGGAGAGTATAAGTTCGATGCCTCCAATGCCGTTAAGGCTGCTGAAATGTTAGGTAAATTGATTGGTGCTTTTGAGAAAGATAACAGCCAAAAACCTACATCAGCACCTGTTATAAATATTATCAATCCTAATGGCAAATAATGGAATCGTCATTAACTTCAAGCCATCTGTAAAACAGTTCCAAGCATGGGAATACTTAACGGATAATACAACTAATTTCGTGGGTTACGGTGGTGCTGCTTTCTCTGGTAAGTCGTATTTGCTTTGCTATTGGCTTACATCCATGGCAGTAGCTTATCCAGGTACGGGATGGGGATTAGGAAGAAAGCAATTAACTGTTTTAAAGAAAACTACTTTAATAACCTTATTCAAGGTATTCAATGAATGCTCAATGAATAATGATGAGCATTTCAAGTATAATCAGCAGAATAACACTATAACTTTATCAAATGGATCTATAATATTTCTTATAGATACAATGTCACAGCCAAGCGATCCTTTATTTACTCGTTTTGGCGGTTTGGAGTTAACGGGGGCAGCGGTTGATGAATCAGCAGAAACAGACTACAAGGCAATAGAGGTTTTAAGCACCAGATTAGGGCGTAGGTTAAACGATAAGTATAATTTGGCAGCAAAGATGCTAGAAACATTTAACCCTGCTAAAAACCACGTATATTCACGTTATTATAAGCCTTACCAATCTAAGGAAGAAAAAGAAGATATAAAGTTTGTTCCAGCTTTACCTTCAGACAATCCATCTCCTGAAGTTCCTGCGTACATAGCAAGGATTAAGGCAACAGGAAGTAAGATTACTATTGAAAGGTTGATTTATGGAAATTTTGAATATGACGATGACCCTGCAGCATTAATGATATTCAACAAAATACAGGATCTATTCAGTAACTCTTTTGCTACTCGTGGCGAAAAGTTCATTAGTGCCGATATAGCCCGTTTTGGTTCTGATAACACTGTTATTGGCGTTTGGGATGGATGGGTTTTAGAGCATTTAATAACGATTGATAAAAACAAAATCACTGAAGCTGCTGATAAAATAAAAGCATTAAGCACAACTTATGCCGTACCTTTATCAAATATAATTGTCGATGATGATGGCGTAGGCGGTGGAGTTGTAGACATTTTAGGATGTTCAGGATTTGTAAACAATTCATCTCCTTTGCCTAATCCAGAAACAAAGGAAAATGAAAACTATAACAATCTTAAATCACAATGTTATTTCAAATTAGCTGAATTGGTAAATAAAAACTCTATTTGGATAAGGGATGATAAATACAAAGAAATAATAATTCAGGAATTAGAGCAAGTAAAGCAAAAAGATATGGACAAGGATGGAAAGAAAATGGTTGTTCCAAAGGATAAGGTTAAAGAATTATTAGGACGTTCTCCTGATTATTCAGATATGTTAATGATGCGATGCTGGTTTGAGTTAAGGGTATTAAATCAATTTTTCACTTTTTAGCAACAAAAGTAATATATTTGTTACACTATGGCATTAAACTTTAACACGTTGCGTACTTCATTGGCTTTGGCTATTATACCGAAACGCAGCACATCTGAAGCGTTAACAAATGTATTTAATCAGGCTTTCTTTGCTTATGTTGGTGCCGGATTAACTCGTTACGATACTAAAGCGCAAACTTATATCGATAAAGGTTACAACGAAAACACTGATGTTTATGCCGTAGTTAGTCAGATAGCCAGAAAGTTTGCAAGTGTGCCAGGGATTTTAAACGAGGTCAAAGAAGCTAAATCATTAAAGTCTTATCAGCATTTATACACCAAATCATTAACGCCACAGGAATATACTAAGAAGCAATTACTTCAAACTAAAGCCTTAGATAATGAGGAAATAGCCGAACCTATTGAAAGGCCTAATTGGTATCAATCGGAAACGGAATATAAGGAGCTTTGGGAAACATTCATGTTGTTAACTGGTAATGCTTACCAATGGATGTTACGTGTTAAGGACGGACCAAATCAAGGCAAGCCAATTGCAAGGTTTCTGCTGCCATCTCACATGGTTCAAATCGTTTTAAAAGAAAACGCAAGCCTTGAAACTTTAGATAGCCCTATCAGTCATTACATTTTAACTTTTGGCAGCAGCTATATCCGTTTTGAGGCTGAAGATATTATTCATTCTAAGTTTCCAAATCCTAATTACGATTTACAAGGCTCACATTTATACGGTCAATCTCCTTTGCGTTCTGCATTAATTGATATGCAGATCCAAAACGTAACTAAGGATAATTCTGCTAAGTCTATGAAGTCGGGGGGGTCTTATGGATTTATTCACGCTAAGGATGGTCAAACACCATTAACTAATGAGCAGGCGCAAGGATTGAAAGATAGACTTATCGAAATGAGGGCAAGCGAGGAAAGCTTAGGCCGTATCGCTGGAGCATCTGCTCCATTAGGTTTTACGCAAATAAGCGTAGATACAGATAAATTGATGCCTTTTGATTACCTTAAATCAAGTCAGAAAGCTATATGTAATGTTTTAGGATGGTCTGATTTGCTGTTAAACAATGATGCTAAATACGATAACTTACAAGCTGTTTGGAAGATGGTTATATCTAACCGTATCAGTCCAGATTTAAAGATTTACGAAGATGGTTTAAACGATAGGTATTATCCATTATTTAGGGAATTAGGTAAAGTTCATTTGACATTCGATATATCTGAATTGCCGGAAATGCAGCCCGATATGAAGTCTCTTGTTGAATGGTTAACTGCAGCATTAAAAATGGGCGCAATCAATCCTAGAGAGTTTAGACAGGCTTTAAGATATAGCGATATTGATACGCCAGAAATGAATACTTTCTTTATTGAGCAGGGTTTAATCCCTTTGAATGATGCTATTGTGCCTGGCGGTAATGTAAATGATTTTAATTTATAATGAACGTAGAATCGTATAGATTACAATGGCTTAAATGGCAAAGGCAATATGAAACTAGGGCATACACGATATTTCGTAAAGCTTTAGTTGCTACGGCTAACCGTATTCCTATAAATAACCTTACCTATCAGAATTATAAACAGGTTATAGCCTTAAATATTCACACTTCAGCTATTGAGCAAGCTTATATCGATGTTTATACTATTATTGGACTTATACACGGTAATCGTGTTGGCAGAGGTATAAACCGAGAATTAAAAGACTATTCAAAACCTTTATTTAACGAATACTTTCAAAATACCATCATTGATTGGGTTCGAGAGAATTGCGGGCTTAATATCATATCAGTAAGCGAAACGTTAGCAAAAAGAATAATAGCTTTAGTAGAACAGTCGGCATCTGAAAACCTAACATTAGATGAAATGCAAAGGTTTATAAGAAATAATCTTAATTCAGCATCATTATCTAGGTACGAAGTATTACGAATAGCGAGAACCGAAGTTGGCGCAGCCGCAAATCATGCAGCTTTAGTAAGTGGCGAAACATCTGAAATTGTATTAGAGAAAGTTTGGATAAGTTCGCATAACGCAAGGACTAGAAGAAAGCCACAAGATCAATTCGATCACTATAATATGAATGGCGTTTCTGTTGAACAAAATGAAAAGTTTGTTATGCCGGGTAAAGGCGGAATAATTGATAGAATAGATTTTCCTTGCGATCCTAAGGGTAGTGCAGGAAATATCATTCAATGTAGATGCGCTGTTGCTCTTAGGCCGAAAAGGGATGATCAAGGTTTCGTACTTCGCAGATAAATAAAAAAAACCGTTGAGGTAACCAATCCCAACGGCTAAACAAAACCTAAACTTATTATGAAAAGAATTTAAAACAAATAAAATGCAGGGATATAGTTCCCTGCCGACTGTTTAAGCTACCGCTCTAAGCGATGGATTATACATTTGTACAACTTTGCCAGTTGAATTTAAAACAATGCTCGATCTAACATACTACTTAATTTGTCAAAACCATGCTACCCCAAGTAGAAAGGCGATCATTAATCAATCCTTTCTTATTTTAGTTGGTATTGTGGAGTAGGAGGGATTCGAACCCTCGTCCAAACTAATTTCAATTAAACGTCTATGCAAATGTTTTGTGGAAGGTAAAGGAATCGAACCTATGACCGAATTAACCATTTTTTATGGCTATCCAGCTCTAAACCAACTGAGCTAACCTCCCAAATAAAGCGATTAAGTTTATCCAAACTCAACCGCTTATCTAAATTAACGCTCTCAATCCCTACCAAGATTGATGTTGGCCTCTCAACTCCAACAATTCAAATATACAAACTTTAATTTTACCAAAGAATTTGTAACACAAATGTTGCATATTAAAATAAATGTTTATATTTGGCTTAAATACTGTATATAAGCAATGACAGGGTTATACGAAGAAAAAGATAATATTGGCTCGGTAAAAGATGTTTCTTTTGCTGATCGTACTATTACAGGTTATTTAGCGCATTTCGGATCAATAGACTACGGCAACGATGTTATTGAGAAAGGAGCGTTCACTAAAACCTTACAGGATAATATTAATAACCTTCGTTTCTTAGACCAACACGATTGGAAAAGGCCACATAATAAATTCAGCGTAATCAAAGAAGATGAAACGGGATTATATTTCGAGGTTAAAATGGTTTCCGGTGTTTCGTATTCAGAAGATGTTTTGCGCTTATACGAAGCTGGCGTAATAGATCAGCAGTCAATCGGATACAATGCTGTTAAGAAAGAGGTTAAATCTGGTATTCGTTATTTAAAGGAATTAAAGCTAGGCGAGGGAAGCAATGTAACAGTTGCAATGAATCCAAACGCTAAATTTAACGGCTTTAAATCTTTGTCTTTACCCGATTGCAATAATAAGATTACCCGTATTATGTCGTTCATTAGAAACGGTAATATTACAGATGAAAGCTTTATTCAATTGGAATTAGCTTTAAAACAATTACAGTCATACTCATTTGAACTTGGTAAAAAATCACTCGAAGAGCCGGAAGATGAATCCACTCTAGTTAATGAGCCGATAAACCAAATCGAGATAATTAAATCATTTAGAAACTCATTAACTACAAATTAAATCATGGAAGATTTAAAAAAAGAATTAGAAGGCCTAAAAGCTGACTTATTATCTAACTTTGAAACTAAATCAAAGGTTGATATTCAAACTGCTATCGATGCGTTAGAAGCAAAATCTAAAGGTATCTATGATGCAGAAATTAAATCGATTAAAGACGATTTCCAAGAAAAATCTAAAGCGATGCAAGATCACTTAGATAAACTTGATGTTCGTTTGCAAGAAGCTAAAGCACAACAAGGTAAACTAGAGGTTAAAACCTTTAACCAACATTTGGCAGATGCTTTAGTTGAAAATGCAGATAAAATCAAAGCTCATGCACAAAAAGGTGCGCCTGAATTAAGAATGGAAATGAAAGCAGTTGGTGATATGTCAATCGCTGCTAACTTTCCTGGTGCTACACCTTTTATTCAAGAGGTTCGTAACAACTTAATCGATACGCCTTATAATCGTGTTTGGTTAGCTGATTTGTTACCACAAGGCACTTCAAATGCGAACTCTATCATTTATCCAAAAGAAAACGGTGGCGAAGGTGCTGCAGCGGTTTGGACTGATAGAACAGCCAACAAAGCACAAATGGATTTTGATTTAACTTCACAATCAGCTTTCTTTAAATGGATTGCAGGATGGGTAGAAGTTGATCGTGAAATGTTAGATGATATTCCTTTCTTAACTAGCTATTTGCAAACTAAAATGCTTATCAGCTTGAAAACAGCAGAAAACAACTTCATCTTAAACGGTACAACCGACACTAATCCGGTACAAGGATTATTAGACGTTGCAACTGCTTATGATGGAACTTATACTGCTGCTGTAGATAGAATCATTGATGCTGGATGGGGTCAAATTGTTGAGGATACTTTCGAGTTCTACAATCCTACAACCGCTATCTTAACACCTCGTGATGCTGTTAAAGTTGGATTAAATAAGGCAAGCGGTTCAGGTGAATACGATTTACCAAACGGATCTGTTGCATTCACAAACGGACGATTACAAGTTGGTGGTTTAACTGTTGCGCCTACTACACAAGTAGGAACAGGTAACTTCTTAGTGTTTGATAGAAACGCTACTTTGTTAGTTAACCGTTTAGCTCCAGAGATCAGAATGTTTGAAGATGCTGTGTTGGCTAAGAAAAACAGAGTGATGTTCCGTATTGAGGAAAGAGTTACTTTGGCTGTTTTCAACAATCAGGCAATTGTGACTGGTACTTTGGCTGCTGTTTAATATTCAAAAATAAATAAAGGGAAAGCCTAGCATTAATTTGTTAGGCTTTTTTTATATATTTACATTCATGAAAGTAAAATTCTTAAAATCACACGATGTTTATTCTAAAGGCGATACTGAGGATTTGCCAGAAGGATTAGCAAACTATTTAATTAGGTGCTTAGTTGCTGAAGAAGCAAAAGAAACTAAACCTAAAAAAGAAAAAAAAGGTTATCGAACCTGATTTAGAAAAGAAATAATGGCAGTAATTACCAAATACACCGATATAATCACTTTAGAGCGTGCTAGAATTTACTTACGTGTAGATGATGGCATGAATGAAGATGATGATGAAATTGAATCGATTATACGTGCAGCATTCCTATTTATGGAGCGTTACACTAATCATATTTTTATTAATCGGGAATTTGAGCAATACGTACCGCCAAAGATTTATAATTTCCCTATTACTTCAATTGATGGAACGCCTGAAATAGATTGGAACAACTACTATCAGCGTAATATGGATATTTATTGTAGAGAGCATCCAAATCCTGTATTAACTAAATACTTTGCAGGGTATGAAAATGTTGAAGATGTGCCAGATGATTTTATACAGGCCGCTTTGCAGATTATTAAGGTGTATTATTACGAAAGTGAAAAACAAGAAAATAGCACTTTAATACCAATATCGGTTAGACAAGTTTTAGATACTTATAGGAGGTTTGTATGATGATTAAATTTTTAGCATTTCGTTTTTTTAGATATTATTTATTTCAAACTAAATGGGGTAGAAAATGGTGTGGAGGTAAATTTTACTACATGCAAACGGGATTGCCTATGTCGGCTTTTTGGGATGATGTTAAATTTACTTCTTGTCAATCTTTCTGTTTAAAAGAAGAAGAATACAAATGATTTCAAGAGCCTACAACAAGCATATTCAATTATTTGAGCTAACTCTAGAGCCTAATCCGTTTGGATGTAATACCCCAACAGAAACGCTTTTTTTTACTTCATGGGCGCAAGTTATTACCAATGGCGTGGGTTATAAAGCTACTGATTTTGGAATTGATGCTTTTGAAGATCCTGTTTTGTTTAAAGTTCGTTACCGTAATGATTTTAAATATCAAGGACGTACTTTGTATGTTCAATACAAAGGCTTTAAATATATTATTAAGGGCGTTCGTAATATTGGCGTTGCTGATTTAGAAATGGAAATATTTTGTCAACAAGTAGAACCAGAATTAGCTAATGGCTAGGAACATGACTTTTCAGCAATTAACTGTTGCACTTTCGAGAGCGGGGGCGAATATGGAGCAGTTCATAAAAGATGAAATTGAAGCAAGCGGTAGAGAAATAGAGTTAAAAGCTA